AAACAGAATCGAGCTTCACATTCACTTCCGGCTTCTTTAAATATCTCTTCACTATCTCTTCGATATCGACAGCCTTCTTAATGAAACGACCTCTTGCTGCAATTTTCACATACTTATCACGTTGGATTGCAGTTAGACATGCGGTGATATACCTGCTCAATTCCTTATCGCCTATCAAAACTGTATTCATCTGCATCACCTCCCTTCAATTTTTTCGACTTTAAGCAGTTTGTTAATGGAGAGGACCTTAATGGCTTCGTTCCAATCAAACTTTTGTGAATGAGATGCCTCAAGTGCAAAGGCAAGTGCATCAATGCAGTCATCATTCTTGCCTCTCGGGAAGGCTAACAGCTCGTCAATCAAATCAACCTGATCTTCCTTCAAGAAGATACGACCAGTCTCAAACAACACAGAAAGTCTTTCAACACGGGATGCTTTATCGCCAGTAAACTTTAATGGCACTATCGGAAGGGTTGTGGTCCTTCTCAGCTCATCAGTAATAAGCTTTTGCATTGCGTTGGCTTCAATTCCGATCTTTGATGGCTGCCATTTCGCATACATTTCCTTGATGAGATCGAACTGACGGAATAATGTTGCCTTCGTTCTGAGAAGATCAAGAACGTAAACATCACCGTTATCTGCTATTCCAATCACGCAGATCACGAAATAGTCACTCGTTTGAGATGCTGCTGCCATATCAACGCCCATGTAACGTCTTAGATTCTGTGGAGCTTCATCGTAGTATCGGATCCAATCCCATTTGATTACCGCATCTTCAGGACTGATGAACTCATTTTGATACTGCATAGCGAATCTTGCTCTTCCGATCTGATTACGAATTGAAACGAGCGTTTCATACGGAAAACGTTCCGGCCATAAAACGATCTTCTTCTCCTCGTCGATGATTGCTCTGTAGACCTTTGATTTGAACATTGGCTTTTGCATCAGCCATGCATGGATGTCAGCCTGATGCCAACGAGTTCCAATGTCAATGATTTGACCGTCAGGCAGAAGCATTGGCAATAGAATTTGACTGTACCATTCCTCAAGCTGCCTTCTGCGATGCTCAGTTCGAGAGTTCTGGTAATCCGTGATATCATCGAGAACGATCAAATCATAGTGACCCGAGATCATTTTTGAGTCGACACCAAGCACTTCAAGCGTTGGCTCTTTGTGAGCAATGCCTGATTGACCTTTGTTCTGATTGATCGTTACGATGAGGATTCTGATGTCTGGATCACGAACAATTCGCCAAATGATATAGCCACCGACGATGGTTGTCTTGCCAAATCCACGAGGTGCAAGCAGGACACAGAAACGGTTCTTCTCAAAGAATCTCAACCACTCCTCGTGAAACCATTTAACCTCTAATCCGAGAATGTCTCTGCAGAATGCAACCGGATCATTCGCATAGTAAAGCAGTTTAAGAGCCTCCTTCGCCTTCGTCTTCATCGCTGTCTTCACCGTCATTTCTATGCTTTAGGTAGTTCTGCAATGCCCTCAAGAACGCAATTATACATCCAGTCCAGATTGCATACTCAGGTGGGAACTCAGTAACCTCAAGAAAATCAATCGTATAAGCTATTGCAGCGGTCGCAAGAGCGAAGCCAAGGCCCTCTAGAAACTTACGAAGAGTAATCTTCCAATCAAATCCTCCCTCACTCATGCAATTCCTCCAATACTTTTCTCGCTACTCGAGATCTACATTCCGGACAGAGTTCCTTCGAGAACGCTAGCAGTAAGTTCTTTACGTTGATTTCCTGCTTGTAGGAGATCTGAATCACGGGCTTAATCTGTCTCTCAGCGTATTGAACAAGCGATACAAGGTTCTTTCTCATCTGTTCGATGTTGGCTCTTTGCTCACGAAGGTACTCTAATAGGTCTTGAGTTTCACCAGACTTCGCTGCTTCCTCAATCAATTCATCGAGGAGTTGGTCTCTTGCTTCCATTTTGTAGATTAGCGACTGCATCTTTCTGCGGAATTCCTTGTAGATCTCTTCGATCAATTCCTCTTCAGACTTGCCATTCTTCATTGCCTCCTCAATTTCCTCTCTCCTCAGTGATTCGAGATATCTCGCCACCGCCATTCTGGAAAAGTTCTTGAGCTCTGGATACATATCACCGTAGGTCTCTCTGATGTATTTGGCTATCGCTGATGCACTCTTGCCCTCTTCCTTCATCGATTTGATGATGCTTTCCAATCCATACTTCTTGATTTTCGACACATTCATGTTATCAATCCCTCCACCTGTCCGGACAGGTCCCGGCCATAGCTTTCGCCACACCCTTCAGTTCACAAACTGCTCTCCACTTTAATAATATTGCAGTCGTAAAACGCTTATTGTATTTAAATGTTTCGTTAGTCAACCGGCCGAATGAATTAATTCTGCGGAGGTGATAGACTTGCCGAGGAGATATCTACCACGATTTCCACTCTTTGATCTCACGCCAATAATCTTTCTACTGCTGTTAATTGTCTTCCCACTCGGAGCTCTCGCCCTGCTATTCCTGTGGATCTTTGGACCAGTAGGTGAACACTAATTCCGTGCACTGAACAATAAATAACTAAGTCATCCCCTCATTCAATTCTCTCTTAATCGATTAAAAAATTATTTCAATTGACAGCATGACGGTTAAACGATTATGACGGCACAACGGCTAATGGATACTGACGGCATTAACTGACGGCTAATTATCCATCGGCTAATGACGGCTGACGGTATTAGACGGCTAAAGGATACTGGCGGTTATGACGGTTATGAATGATTATGACGGCATTAGACGGCTAAAGACACGGCTAATGGTCACGGCTAATATGACGGTTATGACGGTTGAAAGAATTTTTGGGTGTTCATGCATTTATAGACAGCTGACTTAGTTTTTTCTCTATCTCCCTTAACTTAGTTTTCTTCACCCATTTAACCTGGTTTTTTCTCTCTATTCTTCTTTTTCTCTATTCTCTCTATCTCTCTCAGCTTATTAGACGGCTGACTTAGTCATCTACAGTCTATTAGCCCAACAGTCATATAGACGGCAGACTTAGACTTATAGCCCAGACAGTCATTTATAGAACAAACAAACAAACAAACAAACAAACAAACAAACAAACAAACAAACAAACAAACAAACAAAAAAAGAGAGAAAGAAGAGAAGAGATTATGCATATTGTTTTAGGAGCTCGAGCTCTGTGGGCTCTTTCTCTGTGGGCTCTGAGCTCTTAGCTTTTTCCTGAGCCTTTTTAACTCTCTGGTAGTGTATGCTCACATCGATACCATTCTTTTGGAGTGTTTCCCACAGCTCTTTCTCCATCCATGAGCTCCATTTTTTCTCGATGTATTTCCTGCATTCGTTTAGCTTCTGCTCTTTAAGAGCTTCTGCCACTTGCTCAATGCTCTTACTGAACTTTTTCAGCGTTGACCTAAAGAAGACCTTAGTGGTCAATCTCTGAAGCTCTTCCATGTACCTTATCGCTAATTGTTGCCTTGTGACCTTGGATATTCTGTTATCCTTGATAACGTTAACTATGGGCTCTGGGCTCTTCTCTCGCCTTGCCCTTTTGATGATAGAAGCTATTGTTTGCTCGAGCTCCTTAGCTTGGGCATTTTGCCCATTCTTATTTCCCTTCTTCTGTGCCATGGTTATTATATATGACGGCAGGGGTTTATATACCTTTCGGCGTCAATACTCGCACAGAATAAGACCTTACCGTTATGTGCAGTATCCAATAGCCAAAAGAGAAAGGAAAGAAAAAGAAGATTAAGGTTATATGCCGTCTACCCAAGGCGTTATTCCCTGAACATTATCGCTTGACCAAGGACAGTATCCTTGGTGCCGAATAGGTAGACGGCATAAAGGTATTTCTCTAGCTTAGCTATTGACGTCATACAATTATACCTATGCCGTCACTAGTTTATATACCTTTCGGGTTTTAACTGACGGCTAAAGGGATACTGACGGCATGACGGCATTAATCGATTCTGAATCGATTCTGGTAATCGCAATTCCCGCCTCAAAATTTTAATTTGAAGCTCGCTCGAATATATCAGCCCGTTCACGATTCAGAATTAATAGCTTCCTGGAGCCCAGAATGGATTCAGCCACCAATCGATTGAACAAATAGGGCGGTCAGAATTCTAATTTGAAGCCAGCCACAATCATTTTTATAAGACAGCCACATAAAATCGATTTGAGCCACTTTTCTGCCTCAGCTCGACTAATAATATTAACCGCACTCAAAACTTTGATTCTGAGGCGATTTAGACGCCATTACGGCTAAAAATAATAGACGGGCTCAGCACAGCTCATTAATCATTATGCCCAGCACCGCCTAATGGTCTATTCATACCATTATGAGGTGTGGCGGAAGGTTTAAATACCACTACCGCACATAGGTATAGGCAGAACCGCAAGGAGGTGATGTATGAATGAAAGAATATGTGAAGAAATTGATTGAGAGGCTGGAGAAAATAGAAAATGAGAAGAGGCACGAAACAGTCAGAATGTTGGCAGAGAGGGACAAATCGAATGACATCAAATACATTTTCAGAGACAAGAGCCTAAATATCACAGAAATGGATATCAAAGAGCTCCTGTGGTATGCATATTGGCGTGGCAGAATGGATTCTATTTCAGTAACCGCCCTGAATCTAAAATGTCTGCTAAAGGACGGCAAAAAGCTAAGTGAAGCCATAATAAACGCTCTGCAATAAAGCCTCAGGAGGTGAAATAAATGGTAGAGTTCAGATTGATTGATGATGTGCCAGCTGAACACGAAGACTGTCAAGCAAAACGAATCTTCAGCTACTACATCATAAATAAAAAGGGCAAAGAGATTCCAAAAATCAGAGCCTGCAGTAATGTATCAATCCACACAGAATCAGACATTCCAAAGCCAATATTCGGTGACCCACATCGCAGGTGCTGTTATGAATACAGATTAAACGACGCCTTCAGAGAAAATCAAAGAATAGTGGTCAGGAAGTGGTCAGTAATTAGAGACAGCAAGAGCGGTAAATACATTATAGACCCCTATTTCGCTAGAAGGGTCTATGGGCTTTACAGAAGGATTTACCTGAACACAAAGAACAGGATAGAAAGAAAGAAGGCAACAGGCAGAGAGGTCATAGACTGGCTGATAAAAATAAAGGACGCAGTTAGGCAAAGAAGGGAAGAAGTGCTAGACAACACAGGCACTCCAATAATTTCGATTAACTACATCAACAGGCTAATAGAGATGCTAGTCAATGAATTCGACCTCGAGAGAGAAATCATTCTGCCGAAGAATAAATGGAGGCTACAATTGGACGCAATTAAAGAGGTTGAGCCCAATGAGTGAGCTCACGCCAATAATTCAGCTCCTCTTTTATTTTCTCTGCCTCCTCCTCTTTATTCTGTGGTTCTACTGGTTCTTTAAGCCTTAAAAACCGCCTCTCTCAATTATTTTTTGGGGCTTCAGCTCTACACAATTTTACATTTCTCCTTATGGCTTCTCTCCCTGTGAGTTTTAAAACGGGCTCATAAATGGATTCTGAGAAAGTTTTACAGTCGGGCTAATATTATTAGTCGTGTTGAGCTCAAAACTTTGCTCTATGCGTTTTTAAATTGGCGTCTTATAAAAAATGATTCTGTCCACGGAATTAGACCAACACGACTAATAATATTTGGCGGGAATTTTGTGTGAAAGTTCGCTAATTTGCCTTGGAGAGCAATCTCATATTGTCATTTAATAGCACGATTTTGTCTTGGAGGGCGATAATAGGTCTTTAGACGGGTTCAGCTCTGAAATGATTTAGTCCACAGAGGCATTAACTCGGCTTCAGCCCGATATTTTGCCCTTGGTAGAGACAATTTTTATAACGGCTTCTGAGCGAGGTTTTGAGGTCAGTCCGACTAATAATATTTGCCGAGGCAGAAAACTTTCTCAGATCGATTTTACATAAACGCTCTATAAAAATCATTCTGCTATAAGGCTGGTCTTTCCTAGTGCATACTGGTGTACGGTAT